CGATGCGGTGCGTGTAACGGGCAATACCGACAAATACTCCAACAGTTCGTTGGCACTCACGAAAGTGAGTTCGTCAAGTTTCTGCGCCTTGACCCACTCGTCCACTTGCGTGTCGTCAAGTAACCCCAAAGGCATACTACGGGCAATAAGCGATGCCCTTATCTGAACTTGTTGTTTGGGCAGTACGGCAACGTTAGCCATTGTGTTCCTCCTGTTTGTTGTCCACCGATGATGATACAGGTTCGGTGTTACGTCGTGACAACACCTCCTCGTACAGCATGTCTAGCAAAGTGTTCACCTCACGGTCAGCCTGCTTCCGCATTTGTCGTTTGCGTCGGTACGTCACAGTTCCACTTGCCTCCTACCCCAAAGTTACTACACGGGATACTATCCGTGTCAAGTCGGGTCAGGTGACGTTGGTCACACCGATGCCAACACCTCATGCCATTGAGCCACACCCCTCATGATGTCCCGTGTGCGTGCCAACTCGTACAGCCGTTCGCCTTCCTCAATGCGAAGTTGCTGTGAACCAACAAGTTCACGCAAGTGGCGCAGCCACTCGTTTGGGCGGCGTGCGATGCGCCCTGCGCCCCACTCGTCACGCAAGCGCATGTAAGAGTGTGTGCCAGATGCGACCCACGGGATACCACTTGCTGAATACTCCAACAACTTTATTTCAGATTTGGCTTCGTTAAATGGCTTACTGCTCAATGGAGCGATGCCTACATCCATTTTCATTAAACTTGGATAACGTTCAGGGTCACACAACGGCTCTGTATCCACCAAACATTTGGAAACCCCTGCTTCGTCCCAGAAAGACGGAGAGTGCTCGTGCCAGCCTCCGTGATAATAGCGAACCTGTGTGGTCGTACTTTGTGTGGTCGTCATTTGATGAAGAACTCCACGAAGTATTTGTAAGTCCCCACTACGGTGTGCGGTAGAGCCAACCCAACCAATAGATACATGGTCGTTTACTGCGTGGTCGTGTTTTGCAAACGCTTTGGTATCAACGGTGTTCGGGAATAACAATACATTGTTGTTCCATTCACCCATGCGCTCGTACAAGAACGGAGTTGATGCCAATAACAGGTCGCTGACTCCAAGTATTCCCCTGTAATGGTTAATGTTTTCTTTTGGACTGTGCTTTGGGTGAGATGCTTTCCACGCACCGTTGCTTGGGTCAAGCCCCCAGTACCAATCGTCTACATCGTTGATGATTACCTGACCAACGGCTCGTGCCTTTTTGATGTGTTCCGATAAGCCCTCGTTCATCATTCTTTGCATGATGATGGTGTCTACGTCGTGAAGGTTACCCTCGTCGTCCTCAATTTTGAGTTCGGTGTAGTGCCACACCAGCCGACCTACCACGTAGTCGTAGTTCAGGTGCGGAAGGTACTTTGCCACTCGTGCCCAACCAGAACCGCCCCAATGGGGAAGTTTGTCTGGTGTTACTGATGGGTGTAGGCGGTCAGCAGAGACAACACCCAACCTCATTAAAGTGTGGTCGTCAGTTCCTGTGGGGGCGTGTCCTGCGAAACAACGGGTTTCCACGTTGCCTTAAACGCAAGCAGAGCGTTGCCATCCCAGAGCGGGGTGGCAGCCAGAACAACGACGGGCTTGGGGAAGTCTTCACGCTTACGAAGTGTGTGGATGCGCTGTTTTACAACGCCCAGCACTTCGGCTGCTTCTGCCGTACCGCAGAGGTCTTTTGTGTCAATCAACATGTTTGTCTCCTGTTGTGTGGTCGTCTTGTTTGACGGATTACTATGTTACATGCCCCAGTGCCCTAATCCACCGTTGTCCAGCAAATATTTGGCAACCTTAAGATTGCAGTCCAAATCATACAAAACCTCCATGTTTCCAAACTCAGAACCGCAGACGTTGGCGGTGACGGTCTTCCACGAAGAGTTAATTTGTAACAACCCACGGTCAATAGAACCGTCTTTATTTAACGTCCACGTGACGTTGCCTTGGTTATCCCACTTGGCATTGACCGCATTGAGGCGACACCGTGACTCCCTCCAAGCAATGTAAGAAAACACCTTCACTGGTTTCAATTCATATTGCCTGAATAGGTTTTCGTATTGTGGGCAAGTCTCCGTTTCACTTATTGCGTTTGTTGTGTGGTCGTCTTTTTTAGGCTTGGTTGTTGTGGTTGTAGTCGTTAACTCCACGAGGCGTTGGTCATAAGTGTATCCAAGTGGATACACGGTCTCTACCTCAATGACGTCTCCTACCTTTGCTGGCCCGTCCGATGTCCCAAATTGTCCGATTGTTGTTGCTGTGATTGTTCCGATGAATATGACTATGGATGAAACCCAATGTCTAAACAGAACGTTCTCCTTTGTCGGTGGATAAAACAAAAGACCGTTCCAAAATGACGACAAGCGTCAGGTGGTTACGGTCTGCTATCCAGCATAGCAAGGATTACTGAAGGAGTTGATACAAAACCGTAAACAAATCAAAGTCTTTGTCCTGCATGGTTGGAACAACGCTAAAATCTTTATTTTGTTGTTTTATTGCGTCGTTTACGGCGACACATTTTTTACAATAACAACCTTGTCGGTATCTTGTAACAGTGCCGTGTGGCTTTATTGCGGTTTTCTTTGGGTTTTTACTAAAAGAAGTTCTTTCTAATGGTGTAAGTCCTCCCCACATTCCCCATTGCTCATTCATCCCGTCGTTTAAGCATTTCCTCCACACAGGACAGGCATGACACACTTCACGAGCAACAGCATAATACTCCTCTTGATTATCCGCTTCTAATGGCGGATACCACAAATCAATGTGCTTGCCCTTGCATAGGGCTTGGTCTCTCCACGTCATTAGTCATTTGCGTTTCGGAGAGTGCCCTCACGATAAAGTTTTACCACCTTTTGCGACGTTTCTTCTACGAATATTACCAACTCACGCATTTTTTGAGTCTGTGTTGCTAGTTCTGCTTCTGTCCTTTTTACTTTTTCTTCCAACTCTCTAATGTACTTAAATAGTGCTTCCCAACCGTCATAACGAAGTTCGGTCAAAGATAGGTTTGTGTTTTCGGCAATTTGATGCAGGTCAACGTCTTTATTCATCAACAACGGAGCAATGGCATTAAGTGCTTTTTGCATGCGTTCTACCTCTGGAATGAGGACGCTTTTGGCAACCGAAGGTTTTCCATAAAAATCAAACAGGTGTTTCATCATTGAACTCAATACTTTCGTGACTGGTGGGTAGGTTACGGTCAACGCAATCCCATCCGCAGCCAATGTAGCCTGCGATGTCCAACCAATGGTCACGCTTTTCTGGAGTCCATGAAAGACGACTAATTTTGAGCAATGCCATCATCACCGCAACGTCGTGCGGGAAAATGACAAAGCCTTTCCTCTTGCCTTTTGTACGCATCAAATAAGCGTGCCACAAATCGGCAGTTAAACTAAAGTCGTCGTACGGGTCGCCGTAATCGTCGTTACGGTCACCAACAATTAAGTTGGCTGCATCAATAAGTATTTGTTGACGTTCGTTGGATGCCATGGAATCTCCCTGTTGTTTACCTTGTTTATCAGTCTAGCAAATTCTACCAGCGAATTGACACGATATGACACCTCATATTGACTGTTCCATGGGTGGTCGTGAAGAACGGCAAACACGCCAGCCTTTTCCAATTGTTGATAGTAAACATGGTGGTCGTCAATCATTGCCGAATGTTCTTTGGCGGTGTGAGCAAGAACAGTTTTGTCGTTGGTGAAATGCAAGTGGTCTGGAACAAGTTCGTGGTCGTGCAACCACTCAGCGGTTTGTGCCCACGCCGTTGTTGGACGAGCGGTTATGACGTGCAACTTGACTCCCATATTCCTTAACATTTCCCAACCACCGTATACATTCTTCATTGGTGACTCGGATGCGAACAAACGATGGGTTACGGAGGCTGAGTCAAGCAAAGCGTAAAACTCACCGTGGCTCATTCCCCAATCCTCATAAAAGTCCCAATGAGTTGGTTCTGGAAGGTTTGTCATTTCTAGTACGTCTTGACAGTACTTTTTAAGAGCACTTATAAACGGATAAACCACTCCGTCCATATCAATTCCAACGTCAGTGATTTTCTTTTGTTCGTACATTTTGTAACTCCATGCTTACACGAATAGTTGAATGTACGTCTTTGTTCGTACATATGGGAGGGTATTTGTTGCTGATTACTGAAACCCTTTTCCCGCACTTAGGACATTTGTAATGGTAGGGAAGTGCCTTCATTGCTCCTCTTCAACGTCTATAACCTCCTGATAGAAAGCATCGGTGGCTGACGGTCCAAGACCTCCGTAAGGTAGGGCGTTGGCTTGGTCGGCTGCTCGTTGCCCAAACAGTCTAGACAGCACTCCACTTGAACCACGAGCCTCTACCTCAAAACGCACAAGGTCACGGGTGTCGTTGATATTTTTAAACTTCTCAATCATGTCAAAGGCTCTGTCCATCTCTGATGACAATGTACCATCAAGTCCTTGTCCTTCCAACTCTTCGGCAAACCTAGCAAACATGACTCGGCTAACCTGCATTTCAATCATGGCTCTTAGGGCGGCTTGAAGTTGGTCTTTAGTTCGTATCTCTACAGGCAACTTAAACGCACATTCTGCATGTTCCTTAAATGCGGGACATTTAGAGGCCAGATAACAATTATCGCACTGCCGTAAAAGCACTCCTGAATAACGAATTACGTTAGTTTGTTCTGGCGCAATTTCAATAGATTCCCCATGTTCATCAATGGTTTGTGAACCCATTGATGTTATGGTTTCTACGCCAATGACGGGCAATAATAACCTATCGTTTTCGTTCCGCTTTTCGGGAGGGGGTATAACAATACCTGTACCCCTGTTTTCCACATTTGCCAAACTACCACCATGGGGGGGTGTAATAATTATGTCACCACTTTCGGTGTCGTCTGAAGCATCCTGATTGGTTGATGTCATGGTGTCATAGCCCCCAAAAATGTGTTCTTCGTAACGTTTCCAAGACACGATTGCCAATTTGCTGACCGCATCCACTTCATCAGCCGCAACGTTCTCATAAGACACACCAAGTCGTTCAATATCTACCCTATGTCGTTTACGTGCTGAGTCTTTTTGTTGGGCTGGATAACGTCGTAAACCATGACCCGTCCACACCTGTGTTTCTCCGTAACGAACTGCGCTTGTCCAAGAATTGACCAGCACAGCATCCCATTTATAATTTTCAATGTTGTCTGGCTTTGAGGTCAATCCCACCATCTCGGCGTTCCAGCGCATGGCAATGGCATTTAAACGGTTGTGGTGGTGTTTTGTCAGGGCTTTGTCGCTGATGGCTACCCTTCCATTCTTTTGGCAAATCCAATTTAATCGTTCAAGGTCGTCTGCGTCGTTCCAAATAGGTACGTACTTTTCTCCTAACCATGTTCCATCGTAATCTGGGCGACCTATGACCAACGTTAAGTCATCAGCGTACGCTCGTAAAAAGGCATCGTAGCGACCCACGTCCTCGTCTCCTTCTGACGTGTACACCAACAACTCACTATTTTCGTACTTCGTGCGTAGGTCTAGTTGTCTCTTCTTTGGAATTGCCAAGTGAGTCAAATTTATGCCAATACGACGTACTTTGGCAGACAACAGCATTGAGGCATACATTCCTTTTTCTGCTCCGCCAAAGTAAATCTTCACTCCCATCCTGCCTTGCGCCAAACAGCCTGTGAGGAGAACGCCTCAACTTCTTTGCGGTGTTCATCACTGTGGTACAAACGTAAAACGTGAATACATGGGTCCTGTCCATCCTCAAACTGTTCTGCTTCTTCTTCGCTCATAGGCATACCGTCATGAGGGTCACAAATGGGTGGAGAACACCATCCCATTTTTACGCCAATTTTAATCCATTCGTCTTGCCTCATGTTTCTCGCCATGTTCTTTCTGCGTTTTTGAGCCGCTGCGTTTCTATCTCTTTTGTGATTTCTTCCCATCCCACTATTGTACGTGGTTGATTCCATTCTGGGCGTAGAATTTGTGGAACGGTAACAAGGAGAGACGGTATACCTTCTTTAATTACTTTGGCAACTGCCACTGGGTCGTTGTCCACGTACCAATCAATTCGTGTATGTACTGCCCAGCCGCTGAATGGTATACCCGTAAGGAACGACAAATGCTGGGATTGTACGACAAGTGATTGTCGTTACGTTTGAGGTAATTGCCAACA